GCATCTCCATTAGCTGCTATGAAAAATGTACCATTTTCAGCAGTTTCTACTTTTCTAAGAGCTGTTAATAAATCATCAGTTTCAGATTGTGTTTGCACTTGTAATTGCCCTGTAGATATTGCCTGATTACTATAACCAAAGCTATCAAGTATGTTTTTAACTCTTACAGAACTTAATTCTTGTGCTTGAGATAAAGTTAGCCTAGTAGTTGATCCTAATTTAGATATTCCTAACTGCCATCCAATACCATCTAAAGTTGCATTAAAGAATAGCTTAAAAGCATCTACTACTCTTAATTTAGTAGAAGCATCATAACCCTGCCCTGCATATTGCACAGGAAAGCTCTCTACAAAGCCATGAAAGATATCATAAGTTGTAGAATCATACTCAGCTCTTATTCTAAGCCTTTTAAGAGGTTGTATTTTAGTTCTGCCATTAGTTGCATCATAATAATAAGTTGTTTGATTAGGAGAAAATCTATTATCTCTGTTATCTAAAGTAACTGTAGCTGTTCCTGTCTGGAACTCTGCTAATTGGCTAATTCTACCTCTTGATGTTTCAAAATTTCTTAAATAAGCTGATACATCTGTCCAAGTTTGTGTGTTATCAAGTGGATTACTATCAAAAGCTATTTCACAAATTAAATTAACATTAGAATCAAAAGCAACACTCATTATACTATTTGAAAAGTCTTGCCCTGTGTTTGTATTCTTGTATTAACTTTTTGAATAACTTCCTCAATCTTTTCATCTCCAATACTTACAGGAATAATAACTGTTGTTTCTCCTCCACCTTTTTGTAATCCAGAATCTATAACTCCTGATCTATCACTAACTAAAGGAGCAGGTGTTGGGCTAATTTCTAAAGTTGGTTCAGGTGTTGGTTTTGTTTCAGGAATAGTTGGTTTAAACCTATCTAGTGGAGCTGTTTCTATAGCTCTAAATCTCCTTAATAAATCTAATTGTTTTTCAATTGCATCAGCATTTTTATTTCTCTCTTTAGTGTCCTCTTTAGTAGCTGCAGTTTCTCCAATTAATGCATCTCTTACAGCAACTCTTGTTTTTTCTTGATTTTTTAATGCAGCTTCTAAATTATTCTCAGCTATTGTCAAAGCATCTCTGGCAATTTTTAATCTATCTGATTCATTAGCTAATTCAAATTCAGCTTCAGCAAGTTCTGCCTCTGCTAATGCAAGATCTAAAGTAACATCTTTTCCTTTTGATTGTGCTTCAGTCAATAAAGCAATTTTTGTTTGTAATTCAGCTTTCCTAATTGCAGCTTCTGCATCTCTAACATTTTCTTGTATTTGTAATTCTTCTAATTCTTTAGCTGCTTGATTTCTGTTTTTAGTAGCTTGAGCAACACTATCATTACTTGAAGATACTAAATCTAGTAATCTTCTTCTATCTATTTCAAGTTTTATATTGCTAACAATTAATTTATTTTGTTCATCAAATAAAGGATTTAATTTTTTATCTAAAGTATTGGCTACCTTAGAATATTGAGTTTCTTGTCTTAGTGCTGCTTGTCTTGATTTTTCTTGTTCTTTTGTTAAAAATGCAGTTTGTACTGCTGATAAATTAGCTCTATCAATATATCTATCTTGAACTACTTGATTAGCTCTATATTCATCTGCCCATTCTTCTAAAGTTTTTCTATTTCCTGCTAAAAAGAAACTAAGTAAAGAAGTTTCTTGTCTAAATTGTTTTAAACCCAAAGTAATATCTGATATTTGTTTAAAGAATCCACCAAATCCTCTTACTAATGCAGGAGCTATTTCAAAAGCAAACTCTCTAAATATTGGTAATAATTCTGTAGCAATAGGAATTAATTCTTGTCCAATTTCTTCATTTAATTGTCTAAGTTCAGCATTTAAAGCTCTGGATTGGTTAGCAAAAGATTGTGCTGTTCTATCTAAATCTCCTATTTGTACTGCTGCTTTTTCTTGTATAAGAGTTAATGTAGCTAATGCCTTTTCTTGTCTATTTAAGGCATCAGCATTATCTTTTCCTGTTTGTTCAAAAGCCTTAGTTTGTACCTCTGCCTCAGTAATAGCTATACCATAAGTTTTAAGAGCTTCTCTTTCTCCAACTAATGCTGATCTAAATGCTTGTAATACAGGCTCTGCACCTGCTGAGATGTTAGAGAAAGAAGCTACATCAGCAGCTATTTTTGTTAATTCTATTGATAAATCTGCAGAGGCTTCTTGAGTAAAACCAATACCCTGTGCAACAGCACCTAATGTTGCTTGAAGTTGTTGAGCCTCTCCTACAGTTAAACCTGCTTTATTAGCAAACCCCTCAAGAAATACAGTAGCTCTTTCTGCTGCAGAACCAAAAGTAGTGTCAAAAGCTGCTCCTGCTTCTTCTGCACTAACAGCAGCTTCTAAAGCAGATTTAGAAAATTCAAGAATTGATTTAGCAGCAAATAAAGATGCACCTGCAATAGCTGCTTTAGATAATCCAGACATACCTGCAGAAAACTCTGCATTTTGTTTAGTTGAATTTTTAACATTAGCATCTAATTGTTTAGTTGATTTAGATACTTTATCTAATCCCTCAGATGTTTTATTAGCTCCTGTTAGCTTTAGGAACATCTCTAAAGTTGCTCTTGCCATTATCTCCTCAATTTAGCTTTAGCATTAGCCTCTGTGATAGCTTTCTGCTCTTTTTTGTTTCTATCTATGTAGTATAACTTCCAAGATTCAAATTCTTGCATACTCATAGACTTTCTTAGAGCATCAACTGTCATGCCTAAATCTAAAGCTAGTCTAAATTCAAAAGCCAACTCTGTATTATTCTGGAAACTCAGAGGCTATTGAAGCCTGATCCTCCTTAGTCCAAGCCATACACCTATAGATGCCTATAAGCACTTTATCTACTATTGATGGTGTAGCTTTACTGTAAAACTCCTCAACTTGATCTAAATCATCAAATTGTGGCTCTTTTAATCCTTTAAGAAGTAAATGTTTTTCAAAAAGTACTTCATCTCTAACTCCATCTTTTTCAGATAGTTCATTGATTTCTACTGCATCAGCTTTAGTTAAACCTGTAACTAATACTGTTGCATCCCATTCAGGTATCTCAATTTCTTTCTCTGGTAAAGATGGAGCATTAGATATATCATCTAAGCTAAGTCTTTTCATTAATGCCTCCTGTTTTAACTACTTATATTCTAAGCAGTTGTTTCAGTTACATCTCCAGAAACTTGAAAAGCTGCTGTGAAGCTAACAGCTCCACCTACATCAGGAGTTCTATCATAAGAAGTCATGATACATTCTCCTGTTACTTTGGGATTTCCTCCTGTAGTTCCAATTGGATAGAACTCAAAAGATCCCTCAACACCAAGTATTCCAGATAAGTAACCATCAACAGTAGCATCATAGCTTCCTGAAATAGTAATGCTAGCATCAGAAAGGCCTGATACAAAAGCTTTAGAATTATTTTGGAAGCTGCTTACTTCAGCTACATCATTTGTTCTTGAAACAGCAACATCTGTTAAAACATCAGAAATATCTCTTAATGTTCCTCCAGAGTCATCTATTTTAAAAGCTGCATTCTTTCCATGTGTAAATGTTGGCATTTATCTTTCTCCTATATTTTCCTTAATTTATTTATGTGCAAACCCTACAGCAGCAGTTATTGATCCTGTTCCTCCAAAAGTTAGAACTGCTCTTGCATACCTATTAGGATTAGTTGCACTTGTTATAAGCTCAGATGTAGTTCCTGTTGCTTGAGTGAAAGTTATATAATCACTCCAAACAGCTTCATCTGTGCTTGTTTGTATTTTAACATCTAATGTTGGACTTCCAGAACTTACTGTACAATGTAGAACTCCTGCACCACCATTAGTTCCTGCAGCTCCAAAATCAACTGATGCTTCATTAGAGCTACCTGTTACAGCAGTTGGAGTAAGTAAAGACTTACCATTATAAGCATCTCCATCAAATTGGAATGCTACTGCTACTGCAACAACTGAGCCTACATCTGCACTTCTATCATAAGAAGTACCTATTACATTACCAAAAGATACAGCATTCCCTCTGGTATATCCAATAGGTGCAATAGAGAATGCTGATCCAGATCCTCCTAGCTGAGATAAAAACTCAGCATCTGCATCAGGATCTGTACTCTCAAAATAACCTGAAAGAGTAACTGTGCCATCTTTAAGCCCTGCAACATAAGTTTTTCCTGCACTTATGCCACCAGAAAAGGTTGAGGTTTCAGCTACATCTGCTGTTAATGATAAAGCTGCATCTGTAAGAGTAGTTGATAAGTTAGTATTATCTAATAAAACTACTGCATTTTTTCCATGATTAAAAGTAGGCATCTACTATTCCTCCTCCTCTTTAATCATTTTACTATCAAACTTAACTGCTGCATTATTCTTAATCAATGCTTTAGCTATCTTTTCTGGCAAGTCTAAAACTTCTCCTGCCTCAACTCTTTTATCTTTCTTGTCTAGTGAAAAATCACTTCCTATTAAAATTTTTACTTTCATTATGCTATTACCTCTACATTGAATGTTACACCAAGAAAGCTAGTTCCCTGTGTCACTTGCACTTATAACTCTAACAGACATAGCTGCACCTCCCAAAGTAGGATCACTTTCTATTGCTGCTTTTACAGAAGTTGCTCCTGTACTAGCTAAATAGTTATCTACTTCATCTTGAGCAGTTTGTGCATCAATTCTTGATATATACACTATAACAGGTATCTCATAGGTATCAGCACCTCTAGCCATTGTAGAATCATAGTTTAAAGTATTTAGTGGTGCTACTAATGCAATAGGTGGATCTATAAAATCTGGAACATACTCATAAGCAGTTAAACCTGCAATAGTTTCTAAATTAGTTTTTAGACCATCTCTTATTGATGTAAGTAATGCCATTATCTAACACTCCTAGCTATATCTCTTGCAATTAATTCTAACATCTCTTGCCCTCTGTCCTTAATCTCTTTCTG